CAACAATAATACCGCAGAAATCAATCCTGTTCTGCAATATAGCCGAGGTATCCATCGTCCCCCTCCTTTTCCTGGACAAACATTGTGTATCGGATGAAATTTAAATAATAGTCTTTTATTTCTCGTTTGCCGGAATCCCAATTTTCGATGGAACGTAATGGAATCCAGTACATTGTTGACATTTTCGCCATGCTAACATCAAGTCTTTTGCGCAAGCCCGGAAAATCCAGGCTTGCAAGTTCAAAAATCAGTGACAAATCATTTACAATTTCATCAGCATTTACTGCTTTGTCCATCCATTCCTGCCAGCCGAGGGTCATTATAAACTCTTCGGCGTTTTCGTGCTTGACAGCTTCATCACATAGTCTAATAAATGTAGTATATAACATCTCTTGTTCCTCCTTCTTATAACCATTTAAACAATTCGCCATCTTTTTAAAATGACACGCTGTAATTTATCATAATCCCATAGTTTTACGATTCTTCTTCCTCTTCTATTGGCCTCCATAAGATTACTTCAGCCTTCGTTCCTGTTGTGCTATCCATTTTTTGTATAGATCAATATCTACGATAATATAACGATTCTCGTTGATATCATCAAACCATTTGATGTCTTGCCAATGCATTGAGGGACCTTCAGCAACATCATCATCATAAAAAAATACAATCTCCTCCCGCTTGTCGAGACATTTTAATATATATGACTCATGCGACGAATGGTCAATTTTCCATTTGTTTTTTAACCAATGGTATTCCGCAACATTTCTACATAATACCACTATTTCCGGATAATAATGTTCATATAAATCTAAATGCTTTTTAATTTCTTCTATTGTTTTTGCCTTCATAGCTCTCTTCTCTCTTTTCTTTGTCATGACGATAGATAGGCAACCATATTATAACCATAATACTGTTTCGCCTTTGTAATGGCGGATATTTCCATCCTCACGAACCATGCGAAGCGGGGTGTCCTCAATCTCGCCATCTTCCCAAATGTTTAATCTTACTTCCATAACATCCGGGTCAGAAAATGCTTTTTCTGCTGCGTCATACGCTTCATCATAAGAATCGTACCAGTCGGCCATATCGGCGGTGTTCCAATCGCTATCACTGTTTACGGATTTGATATTAACTGCATACTCTTTTTTCATCTTCATATCTCCTTTTTTATTTGAATTGTTTACCTCTTGTTTATGTATTTATTATACCACTCAATGAGTGGTATGTCAAGAGGGATATCGATTAAATTTAAAATAAAGTTACTCGGTTATATTAACAAATCACAGGGCGTCGCCACAGGAGATTTATTCTCCCCTTATGACGCCGCCCTTTTATTTTGACTATGCTTTATGATTGTACGCCGCCCTGAATTTATCCAGAACAAGCTGCAAATCTGTATACCGGATTGATGATTTTCTGTAAGGCGTTTCGTTTAATTTCTCGCCAAACAGAAGATTGTAAAGTGGGCTAAGCCCGTCGGTATCCATGTTATCACAAAATTCAATAAGGGCCTGGAATCTTTTGACATAGGCCATTGATTCGTCAAAGCTACTCATTATTTTTCTCTCTTTCTCCCGGCCTGTTCCCGGACCGGGACGGTTATTATTTGTATACATGGTAAACTAACTTTATCACTGCCTCTTTGCTGCTATACTTTTTTTGCCAACGTGTGACACATTGCTGGTTGACAAAGCGCCACATATTGTCAAATGTATGAAAGCTGATCTGATAGCGCTCCTCTTCTATCTTAAAGTTAAAATAGACAATAAAGACATGCGCACCACTGTATAATGTCCGATCCACTTTTACGTGGTATCTAAATCCACTCTGCGGATTGCGCTGTATTGCTCTGATCGCATTGATGATACAGTGACCCTTTGTGTGATACCCTTTCTTATAATGCACTTCTGATAAAGGGACAAAGGAGGAAATGCGGTTTAATACCTCTTTGTCCTTCTTGCCTCCGTCCGAAGCAAGTTGAGCAAATATAATCTGTTTTGCAATGTATCTATCCAGCATAATCTCCCTCCTTTATCCTGCTATGACGTTGCAACCGTGCCTCTTTGCGCGCGCCAAGCCAGCAACTCTCGGGGCGGTCTTTCACCCGCCTGCTATGCAGGTTTTTGTGCCTGCGCCTTTCGCTCTCACGCATACTCCCGGAATGTGAGAACACTCGTTATTCACGGAAACGATACCGGCGAACTCTCGGGACGTGCCCACTAACCCGCCCCCGTAATGCCGATAGGGTCAGCATGGTTCTCCCGGCGTTACCCGGCCGGGGCGGGTGAATGTGATTACTGGTACCTTTTAAATAACTGGTGATACTCTGATATCATCTTGTCCATTCCCGTTAACTGTCCTATGTGTATTCATAACGTTCCTTTCTGCCCTCGTAATCTCCGGGGCGGAGCTGCTGGTCATTTTTACTGTTTTCTTAACTTCTGAGCTTATTATATACTATACGTACGTAATTGTAAATATACAAGATGCACAATGTTTCGTACGTAACTTTGGTAAATTTGATTATGTACGTATATAGGGAAATGAGGTATTCTAAAGTTGAAGGAGTGTGAAAATATGGCTTATGATGAGAAACAAAAAGAGTATAGCATCAGCTATGCGAAGAAAAACTTAAAGAGGATTCCACTGGATGTAAAAAAAGAGTATTACGATGATGTCATAGCACCGGCTGCAAAGAAATGCAATCAATCAGTAAGGGCATTTATTTTGTCTGCAATAGAGGAGAAAATAGATAAAAACAGTTGACAAAATTACGTACGTATAGTATAATGGAGATAGTTAAGGAAGGCAAGTCCTTAACGAGTTGCCGGGCAAGAGGAGAGAGGAGGTAAAAATGGAAGAAATGACAAGACTTGAACTTTTGACATTACTATATTCAATACAAGCATTAATAGATACAGGAAACACAGATAAGGCAAAGGAGATTATCGAAAAGGTAATCAAGGAGGCCGAAAGACAGCAATAAAAATAAGCCTACAGAATAGGCTTTAGGGAAAACAGAGGAGGGCGGGCTTGCCACCGCTCCCCCATCTAAGAGAAGTATACCAAAAACAAAAGAAAGTATCAATCTGCAAATTTAATATGCAAAATTTGTAATATTTTGTCACAATCAAACCCCTCAATCGTTTTTATAAACAGAAGAGGGGTTTGCCATATCCTACTCTTCAGGCCCCGGACCCTCAGCTGGGGCCTCTTTTTCTTTTTCGACCTCTTCAGCGATCTTTCTCAGTTCCTTCCGAATCTCCTCTTGGCTGTACTTTGTTTTTTTGGGGGGGGGCAATCGCCCTGTTTTTACATAATGGATAATGTGGCAGACCGAACCAGTTACGGCAAGGCCGATAACGGACCAGTAGTACATGATATTATTTTTAATACGATTCTTAAGCTTCTTCATCTTGCCCTCCATGAATATAATTTTTACCAATTGCCCCATACTAAAAGGACTGATATTAGTCCCATTGTATCATGATTTAAAGTTAAAATCAGTAAAAATGTGCGAATATGGGTTCTTTTTGAGGTGACAATGGAGCAGAAAATAAAGAGTGATACAGAAATTAATATAGGTAAAAATATCCACGACTTGCGCAAAGCGAAACAAATCCGTCAAAAGGATGTGGTGAGAGAAATGCAGTTGCGTGGACTTCCCATAACGAGAGAGGCATATGTGAAAATAGAAGGTGGCAGACAGCACATATATGCATCGCAATTGGAGGCAATAAAAGATGTATTGGGTGTATCATATGATGAACTTTTGGCACGAAAAAAGATGGGGTAGTAAGGGTGGCCAGGAGCGATCCGGCCGCCTTATTCCGTGTTGCATATTCGTGTTGCATGACCGTGCAAAATGCAACACGGAACACCTTTTCAGTGCGGTTGTCCGCATGATTGTGCGGCTGTAAAGTATTGTATTTACTGGACTCCTTTAAAATCAAGGGTTTCCGGCTTTTTGGTTTAACGGGTTCGAATCCCGTCTCGCGCTCTCAAAAGTACCGTAACTACGGTACTTTTTTTAATGCGTGTTGTATTTCGTGTTGCATGAACCTTAAAAATTCCTTTTTTGACTCGCGACAATCTGTTTTATCGTATAGGGTAAGCCACGCCTGGTACTTGCTCATATCCAAATTAATGTCATCCGGTTCTACGATTTTTTCAAAGTACGTATCAATGATATTATCCACCTTTTCGCGTTCCTCCGAAAAAGTCTGCATGTAGATTTTTTTCATTACCTTGTCAGATTTCCAGCCGCCGCGCTCTTGGGCATACTTATCGGGTATCCGCAGCAAAGCCATGACAGACGCGCTGAGATGGCGAAGATCGTGAAAAGTAATATGCGCCATGCCATTGTCATCCTGTAGCTTAATCCATCGGTGATACAGGGCCCGGCCACTGATAGGGACCAGGATGTCTCCGTCCACCTGGTCGATAAGCTGCTTGATGTAAGGCGGTATCCGATGACGCCGGTTCCTGGCAGGATTCTTTCCCATATCCTTTCTTTTCGCTTCTCGGCCAACATCGACAACTACCTCACGGATAGTTATATAATTCCCGCTGATGGATTTTGATTTCGTCAGTCCGCGGACCTCCGACATGGAAAAAGAGAGCCACGCCGCTAGGAGTACCGGCAGCTCTATGTCCGTTCCCTTGATGATGCGCAGCACGTCGGCGGCGGAAGGGAGTTCCACTATTCGCTCCATGACCTGTGGCAGTTCGATTTTTTCAAAGTTCAGCTCTTTTTGATATTTGTTCAGCACGGCTGTGACCAGGCCCCACTCATTTTTCAGACGTTTTGGTGATATTGGCTTCGGGTTCCTGGCGCGCTTTCTTGATGGCCTCCGGGCTTCCACATTAATGGCTTCCTGTAAGATTTCTTCGTCCAGATCCTTTAATTTCGAATCCATGATATCCTGGAAGGCATTTTTCTGGATGCAGCGGTAGTCCTGTATTGTGGTTGGCGACCGGTTGATAGCCTCCCGGCTCTCTATGTAGGCGTCAATGGCCTCCGACAGGGTCATGTTCCTATACTCATGGCTCTTCGGCCGTTTCTCCTTGTTAAGCTGGAATAGGGCGGCTGCGGCCTCTGCTTCTTTCTTTCCGCGTGGCGACGGGTCATCAGATGTAAAGGATTCATAGACCCGCTTGCTTTTGGTTTTTCCTGTCTTTTCATCAATCACTTTTTCAGTGTGGCTGTAGGCCAGGCAGCGCCAGGAGCCTGACGGTAATTTTTTTGCTGTTGCCATTATATCATCCTTTCCTATTTTAGGGTAAAATTAATACGCCCCTTGCCAGGACGCACTCTGGATGATATAATTTAGGTGTCTAAACTAAACCTATCTTTCCGGTAGCATCCGGCAAGAGCATCTATGTGAAAAGCTCTAGGGGTTTTCGGCTCCTGGGGCTTTTTGCTGTTATAAGTTCAAAAGTATCTGCTTCTTACTTTCAAATTCTTCTTGTGTGATAGCCCCCATATCGAGTAATTCCTTTAATGCCTTGATACCTTCCAATGATTTTTGGGTATCCATTACAATAGACTCCTTTGTATCTGGTGTTGTTATATCGAAACACCTTAGAGTGGCATCAAGCTTGCTGTCGCATTTAAAGGATATTTTATAGGTCTTTTTTGTATCAACGTTGACAAGGGAAAAAAATGCAATTGTACTTTTTTCTACATTTTTTTCTGTCTGCTGTAGATTTGCGGTTTTATGCCCCTTCGTTTTTTCCTTACCTTTACTTCCTGCCCCCATAGCGGCACCGACAAGTGTTCCGACGCCAGGAGCGACAAGGCTTCCTAAAAGTGCACCAGCTCCGATTTTCAGGGCCTTACCTTGCTTTTTAGTGGTGCTCTTTCCGACCTCGCTGGTAGACGCATTAGTAACTGTATTATATTCAGGGCCGTTCCATTCATACGCCGAGATGGTGTAAATATTTGATGTGTCTGAATTAAAATAAACGGTTCCATCTATCCGCTGATGTATGGATAAGCCTAATGATGATAATCCTAATTCTTTATAACCGGAAATTGGCGTCAATGAGGCTGAACGATTATTTTTAAATTCGTTAATATCAAATTCTTTTGTTTCAAGCCAAGGCTGATGTTCATTAATAAAATTAATAGTCTGAATGATTTTTTCATTAACGTTGTATCCAAAATCAAAGCGTATATTAGTATTATCATTTCTTTTAAATAGCAGAAATCCGGTTTTAAGTCGAGACGCATAGGAATAATTAACCCCTTTCATAACAGAATAAGGAATTGTTATCTTATTCCCGATAAAAGTAATAAGATTAATTTCTTCTTTTCCGACAAAAAGTTCTTTAGTAGTTCCTTTTATACTCATAAAAATTCCTCCGATTAAGAATTATATCTATGCTGCGTCATCATAAAAATCCAACTCATTAATACTCTCGTTGACAGATTCCAAAATCTCATGTTTTTCAATGTAAGAGGTCCAGGCCGAAGCTATGTCTGATTTGAGTTCTCGCCTCAAATTGTTATATAATGTCTCCATTGCTTTTTTCCACATCTCGCCAGCGGCCTTTTCCAGCTTTTTGTCTTCCCAGCGGTCTTTTTTCTGCCGCTCGGCATTTTTGACTCGCTGGAACTGCATGGCTTTAAACATAAATGTTTGATAGCCAGAAAGATTCTTTTCTAGATAATCTAAAAACTCTTTGTATTTCATATGATCACTCCTTTAAATTGTTTGCTCTTAAGCGCAATCCTATTAAACGCTCTTCATAACCCAAAATACGCGATAATTGTTCGACAGAACATCCTGAATATTCTAATAATGTTTCATCGCTTATTAAAAAATCCATCCCAAATGTATCTGCCTCATCCTCAAATTTTCCGGTATTAAAGCAAGTCCTAGTATCCATAAATATCATATTAGCCTTTTTATGCATAAACATATGGCCCATTTCGTGAGCACATTCAAAAGCCTGCTCGTGGCGCGATAAACTATTATCTATGTAAATAATATTATTTCGCTGAAAATACTGATAAAAGGCTCTCACGTCAATCAGTGGAGCGAATATCAGTATTACGTTTAATCCCCGGATAACTTCAAATGGGTCTCTGCTTCGGTGTTTCCACGCCAAAGAATCAGCTAATTTTTTTATATCCATAAAATCAGTCCTTTTTGTACTTTTTTGGAGTGTACTTCTCCTTATTCTTTTTCTTCGCAAGTTCCATACCAATCTGCATTGCTGACAGGATAGACTCGATTGCTTCGGGGGTGGCCGGATCACCATCGAACATAAGTCCCTCCTGAGAAAGGAGCTGCTCTCGCGTTTGCTCAAGAATCTTTGCAATATCTCTTTCATCTTTTGGAGTGAGTGTAGCTTCTTTCATCTTTGGTTCGTCTTTTCCTGTCAAAAGGTAATCTATGCTTACGTCAAAATAATCTGCAATTTTCTGTAATCGCTCTGTTGTAGGCATACTTATCTTCCACTTTGAAATGGATCCATTGGAAAAGCCTAATTCTTTTTCTAATTTACCCTGAGATATTTTATGTGTTTTTCTTAAACTTTCAATACGTTCAAACACTGTCACAGAAACGCCTCCTAAATTTACCGAAAGTTTTCTACAAAAACGCTTGACAATTAGAAAGATTTCTGTATAATAAGAGTATGAACACAGAAAACTTTCGGTAAAATGCTTTAATAATTATTGGTAGCCTGGTAACTACATAATAGAATATTTTCTGCATTTTGTCAATAGAGATACAGAATGTTTTCTAATATTGCTCATGAAAGGAGGCTGATCATGATATATGATAAAATCAAAACAATTTGCAACTCTAAAGGGATAAGCATACGTTCTGTAGAAAAAGAGGCAGGATTAAGTAATGGTGCTATCAGCAAATGGAATGATGCCAGTCCAACGGTAGATAAACTTCAGGCGGTTGCAAAGGTTTTAAAAGTCAATATCGAAAAACTCTTGGAGTAGCAAAACATATGTTCGATAAAACGACTATATCACTGTATCGGAAATGTGTCAATAAAAAAAGCGAAAGGAGTGTGAGAGAGGGATGATTTTTAAGAATATCTATCAGGAACTGATTCTGATAAGAAAAGAGCTCCAGAGCATTCGGAGTGCTGTGGAGCCCAAGAAAATTGATATTAAGTTCAGGGGAAAAACTATTTCTCATCAAGAAAATCACGATTAAAAGATTCAAGTACACGATTATATATATCGAGATATTCCGTGTATAAATCAATAGTGACATTTCCCTTTTCCTGACTTTGAGCTTCGTTAACGCGAATTTCAAACATTTTAGGGAGGATAGAAACCGCAAAATCATGAGCACGTTTTTCATTATCGGTCATGGTGAGTCTCCTTTCTTCTGTATTTCAGCATGGCAAACTGATAAGGAGATTGTATCACAGGGATGGGAGTAAAACAATATGTCAATGGGAAAAGGAGGCGAGAGAGGATGGAAGAAAAGAAAGCATTTGAGGCTTTATCGTGCGCCAAGGAAGTTGTTAAGGTGTTGGAAAGACATCATGCTACAGTTAATGATATGGAAAGAGTGCTTGGTATAGTAAAGGATATGGTTTTGTCAAGCACTCTAGTCCACATAGAATAAGATTCCTGCTTAATGAGACTCGATGAATGTCAAGCCAGAATAAGTAACACGAACATCAGTCAGAGAAAAATGTGGTTTGCCATCCATCGTGCGCTGGTATGATAAGCCGCTCAGATATCTCCGATCAACGCACTCTGCAAGAGCTGCATTAAAATCACCTTCATCTATAGAAGAAGATAAAGAGTTAACAGCGATACCGTCGCGAATTTGAACCAAGATGTCTTTCATAGCGGAATCAAATTCTTTGGTTGATTTAAACATGATAGCTCTCCTTTCTTATGTACTCGGCGGTGCAACGCCTGTAAGTACAGTATAGGTCAGGAGGCTGTGAAAATCAAGGAAGAGAAAGGAGTGTAAGAACATGACAGACAAGCAAAAAGCAGCCGCCCATGCCGCCTACACCCGTCAGCAGGCAGAAAATGTTCGAGCAATTATCAGCGAACATAAGGCTCGCAGAAATATGACCAATGCCGGAATCGCGAAGGCAATCCATATGCCACTAAGGACGTTTGAAAAGCGAAAAATGGATCCAGGCCTTTTTAAACTGGAAGATTTATGGCTACTATGCGAGGCTTTAGGTGTACCAGAGGAACAGCGCAAGACCATTATGTAAAGGAGGTGATACCAATGCACAAACATGATTACACCGGTGCCCAGGTCGTCCGAATGCGGCGTCAGCTGCGGGAAGAGAAAGCTGAGCAGCTGTGGCTGCGCAAACTGCTGGCCGTGGCGATTATCCTGTGTGCGGTACTAACCGGGACGCTGCTTGCGGTGGCGCAGACGGCAGGGATTTTGTGAGAGGAGGGAAGTATGAGTAAAAGAAGAAATGGCACTAACCGGGCTGGGGCCGCCATCGGCGTGAACCGCTATACGGGGAAGCTGATGCCGAGAAAGAAAAAGAACCTGCCGGAGGCAACCGGACAGGCTCAGGAACTTAAAAAATATTCGTACTCTGATTATAACAGAGACAACAGGAGGATGCAAGGATGAAAGCAGAATACTATTCCAGAATTGGGCAAGCATTGGATAAATTGAAATTACAGGGTGATTATGCTGTTGCAACAATAGGCGGCATTTATGGATTGGAAGTAAGTGTCCGTGACGGCGGGATTGACGGAGAGTCGATTTTAAATGTAACGATTTCTGCAGACGTATCAGAGGAAATTGTCAAAAGGCTGGTTGAGTTGTTAGAGGCCAGAGCAGGACTGGGGTGAGTGTATGCACTATAAAGGAATCGGACCAGAGAGAGGGAATGATGTTGAATGTGAGGATGCCTATTCCTATGCTCTCAACCGATGCTTACATGGAAGCGAGAATGATCAGAAGGAATTCAGTTCTATGCTTATAGAATGGTTTTACTCCGGAAATTGGATAGAGGAGGATTGAAATGCTTAAAGACTATAACGAACTTAGAAAAATTGATGTTACACCTTACTGCGATCTCAGAGACGGAATCACTTACCTTCCTTACAATAAATGCATTGATCTTCTACATGAAAACGGGGCAGAATTAGTATTTTTTCTTCCAGTTCCGAACCCTAAAACTGGAGGAAGCTTATATGAATCAGAATCAACATTTTTAGATAAAAATGGAGTTCAGAATCGTTGTTATGAAACAAAAATAGAGATACATATTGACGATAAAATCTACTATATGCAGTCGCCGGTTATGAACGGAGCAAACCCAGTTAAAGATAATTCGATGAGCCAACAGAGAGTGTGGAACAGTATGACCAGAAGCTTTGTGAAAGCGGTCGCTATGTATACAGGCTTAGGTTTCAGCTTGTGGCTGAAAGAAGAGGAGATTGAACGCAAGCAGCAGGAAACAGCCGACCAGTATCATGATATACGAAAAGTCAAGGAAAGAGTTTTGCAAACACTTACAGCAATACAAAAAGAAGGGAATTTGACGCTGGAACAAACGGCAATACAGATGGGAAGAAGTGCTGATGAACTCAATGCTTGGTTTAAACAATATGATATCCTCTTTGCAGTAGAAAACAATCTGGAACATGTGTTGAAAAAAATAAGGCAGGACAATTATGATAAGCGACCATGATAGAGCTTACTATATTGGGGCTAGTGACACAGAATATGTGTTACGAAGCTGGAAAACAAAAACCTTCGAAAAATGGTGGTTTACAAAATTAGGTTTAACCTGCATGAATTTTTCTAATGATGCAATGATGGCCGGGACTGCGTACGAACACAAAATATTAGATTCGCTTGAAATTCCTGGAATGCAAAAGGACCGGCAAGTCATAATAGGAAGATTGCGGGTAAATCTGGACGGAAGTACAAACGATACGATTTATGAAGTTAAAACGTACAGAGCGGGTAAATGCTTTAAACCTTCAAAGGCATATTGGGATCAGGTGCAAGTGGAAATGTATGTAACTGGATTCAGGAAAGCCTATATTGTTGCTTATTGCCTTCAGAGCGAAGATTACTTTAATTTCTATCGTGACATAGATACAGAACGTTTAAGCATGCATCCGATAGATTACGATAAGGAATTTATAAACAATGTGTATCTTCCTAAATTCAAATACCTGGAAGAATGTTTGAAGGATGGGAAATTTCCTACAGAGGAGGAATATGGAAAGCAAAGGTTATTTGAAGGGAGTATCAAAGGACTGGATAACCGGAAATTTTCTGCTTACATTCGAGGTTGAGCATGATGTATCCAGCCAATTGCCTTCTATGGCTGGAAAGACCTTGCGTATGACCGTGAAACAATGGAGAGAGAAACGTAGTCTTGATGCGAATGCATACTATTGGGTGCTTTTAAGCAGGCTGTCTGAGTCGCTTGGGATTTCCAAGCCACGCGCACACAATATTATTCTACGTAAATATGGACAGCCTGAGACGTTTGACGGCTCAGGGGCTTATATCCGTATACCTGACACCGAAAAAGCCGAGGAAACGGCACTGGAGGCGTCTACATACCATATCAGACCAACGTCTCAGGTGGTGGCAGGAACGGACGGCGTGGATTACCGCACTTACATTATGCTGAAAGGCTCCAGTGCTTACGACACGCAGGAAATGAGCGTATTAATTGAAGGACTCGTGAGTGAATGCAAGGAGCTTGGAATTGAAACTCTTCCGCCAGACGAAATAAAGAGAATGCTTATGACTTACGAGGCGAACAGGAGGAAGGATGGCTAAACGATTATGGAGCGTATTAACCGATGACATGGACCACTGCTATTTTACAGGCAGTCCAGATGTCGAGCGTCACCATGTTTTCGAGGGACGCAAAGGGAATAAAGTCAAGTCGGAGTTGAGGGGATTTGTGGTCCCTCTCCGACGGGATTTGCATCCCAATGGAGTATGGTTTAAACGGACTCCAGAAAACTTACAGATAGATAAAATCTTAAAACAGAGATGCCAGATATACTATGAGTCCCACTATGGGACAAGGTATGATTTTATTAAAGAGTTTGGGAAATCATACCTGTAAAACAGACCTCCACGGCAGTTAATATATCACGAAAAAGAATGCCACTGGAGTTACAAAGGGCGGCATTGACCAGCCGCCCACTCCTAACGAGGAGGTGAGGGAGTGAACGATTTTGAATTATTTACCTATTCGGTTTATAACGCCCTCGGAGTAGGACACCAGAACGCTCAGACACGCCGGGAGCTGTGCCAGAAGCTCCACTGTGGAGACCGTAGCTTAAGGAGAGCAATCGAAGCATTGCGACGTAATTATGCAATCCTTTCTAAGGATGATGGAAAGGGCTATTATCTGCCAGAAACCAGCGAGGCTGGCCGAGATGAGGCCAGGCAGTGGCTGAAACGCCAAAACGACCGGATGCATAGTATCAAGGCATCACAAGCCGGAGCAGCCAAATTTGCAGGTCAGTACCGGAGGCAGCGGCAGAATGAAACACCTGGGCAGCTCAATATGTTTGGCGTGGGTAGGAGCCTATGAGCGATTTTATAAAGTTAAGCCGAAAAATTTTGGAGTGGGAATGGTATTCCGATATTAACACAAAGATTCTGTTCCTTCACATGCTTCTAAAAGCGAATTGGAAGGATGGGCGGTTTCAGGGAGTGGAGATACCGCGTGGCTCTTTTGCATCATCCTACCAGGGCCTGTCCCAGGAAACCGGATTGTCAATAAAAAATGTCAGGACGGCACTGGAACATTTAAAAAGCACCGGAGAGGTGGCAGTCAACCGACACCCAAAATTTACTGTATTTACAATAAAAAACTACCATTTATACCAGTCAACCGGCAGTCAACCGGCAGAGAATCGGCAGTCAACCGGCACAGAATCGGCAACAATAGAAGAAGGAAAGAAGGAAAGAAGGAAAGAAATAAAAGACGTCGTTGACACTCCGCGTCGAAAGGCCGGGCCAACATCGTTTACCGAAGAATCGTTTGAGATGCAATGCGTCAATGCCCTGGTGCAGTCTTGCCTGCGTCAATTCCCGGGTGCAAAGGTCCCGACGACAGAAACGGAAAAAACAGAGTGGTGTGTCCATATTGACCGGATGAAACGGCTTGATGGACGGAGTGAAACAGATATCCAGGAAGCGTTGCAGTTTGCCATCAAGGATCCGTTTTGGCAATCCAATATACGCAGTACCAAAAAGCTGCGGGAAAAGTTTGAGACGCTTATTTTGCAAGCACGTAGGCCAAAACAGACAGGAACAAGAAAGGCGACGAACAGATTCCACAACCTGGAAGAACATGGATACGATTATGACGAGATGGTCTGGGACATGATGAACGCGAAGGGAGGAAAAGAAGAATGAACGCAGGATGTAGTGATACAGACGATAGATTGGACTTAGAGGGGATCTGGCCGGAGGAAATTGAGGCCACAAAGGAGCGGGTCAAGATTGGTGACAAGCTGGTTATCCTTGACGTAAACCGCTTTAATTGTAGGACTGGTGGCTTCGGTGTGCCGGTTGAAACGGCTGTAATTGGCAAATACCCGCATCTGTTACACCTGGAAAACTGGATGTCTGCTACATACGCCCAACTGGCGCAGTATTACCGGAGCAATACCAGAAAGAGGTGCATAGTCTGATGGCGACGAAAGACAGCGTGAAAAGGGCAGTAATTGAATTTATCAAGCAGCATGGATATTCGCCTACTGTTCGGGATATATGCCTGATGACGTCACGTTCTGCCGGTGTGGTGCATTCCTACATGACCGAGATGCTTCGCACCGGGGAACTGATGACAGACGCTCCTCTCGGTTCGCAGCGCGCGCTCAGAGTGCCAGGAATGCGCTGGATTGATACGAAAGAATATGCGGGAGTGGTAAAACAGTTATACAGGCTGTTAGAGCATTGCCGGGAGATGGCGGCAGAACCGGGATGCGCCGATGACTGGGAACAAGACGTGGACGCACTGGAAAAGGTGATTAGGGCTTTGGAAAGAGAGGAAAGATGAAGGGAACAATTGACCACGGAAAGATAGAAGTGCTGTTGGTTTATGACTGGGACGGAATCAGGCAGTCGATCTTAAGCGGACTTAAGAAACTGGGAAAAGACATTCCGATTGTGATGGCAGAGGAAAGCAGGAAAAATGAATAAGACATGTTGGAGCTGCCTGTACGAATACTCTTGTAATTGGGAGTTGGCAGGAGAGGAAAGCCATTGCCAGAATTGGAAACCAGAATCAGGGGAAGAACGATCCTGTAAGACATGTGGAAGTCAATGCCTGACCCCAGGAGCCTATTGTGTTCACACTGGGTATTCTTATTGGACGCCAAAAAAATAATTGAAGATTTAGAGGGGGCATAATCACATGGAAAAAAGAAAGTATATTGCCATAAGCATCAAACATTCAGATGGTTTGAGATTTACGTTGTGGGGACAAGAAAGAACAGAAGACCATGAAAAGAGGTGCTTTTCAGGCTATCTGGGAACGATGGATTTTGACAAGTGTGAACTTTACAGTCTGAAGGATTTTCAGGATTCATATGGAAATGGAATAATTAAGTGTGACGAGCCTGTAAGGATGACAGTAGGCTTAGTGAAAAAATGGAAAAAGTACGACACAGTTTTGGTTGACTACGAGGAATACAAAAAATTTGTGAGTTTTATTGATTGAGGATTTAGAGGAGCGAAGAGATGCTAGATATAAATGGAGAATGCGGCTCTGATGAGTGCTGTGCAACATGTAGATGGGGCCGACTGGTAACGGATGACGATGAGGGAGAAGTTGTTTTTTGTAATTTGAATGGCGGAAATGAGATAGAATGTGCAACGGATGATTGCTGCCTTCTGTACAAAAACTGAGGATTTGAAGGAGAAAAGGAATGTATTTAAACATTGAATACAGAGACGGAAATAAAGAACAAAAATGTGTGGATGATTGCACCATTAAAAGCGAATGTCTAATGTATTACATCAGATGGGGTAAAGATGCCGGTACACATTATATTCCGTTAGATATTATTAAAGAGTTTCACAAAGAGAAATGAGGATTTAGAAAAGGAGTGAGAGCAATATGGAAACAGGATTATTTGATAAAAATGGAACCCCAATTAACATCGGAGACAGGACCAGATTGGTATTAAAAGATGGCGAGGTCCGAGAGTTCGATGTGCGTTTTAAAACAGTTAAAAGGACAACGATTAAGACTCTTCGCGGATTTGGGCCGGAGAGCATAGATGTTTCAATAACTGGAATTTTCTTCTGCTGGCAGGAAAACGATTTATTACCGTGTGTGGATGAAAACGGGGTTTCTGATGTGGAAAAAATGGAAGTGATTCAGCCGCCGGTTTGGGGTGCAAGTAGTTTGTGAGTTGAGGATTTCCATGAGAAACGGAGGACGGATAAGATGGGATATTGTAACGGAGACTGTGAATATTTAACAAACCGGCATCATTGCAAGAAGTACAAAAAAGGTCTTGCCTACAGCAGTTTCAGCAGCCGGAGTATATCAACCGGAGCCGTTCATGAACGATGCAGTGAGTGCGATAAGGATCATTGGATTGCGAAGTTAGAAGCTCGATTAAAATCCAATAGCAGACCGTCACCAACTGATCCGGAAGATAGTATCCGGTGCGGCAACTGTGATAGTGATGTACCAATTGATGAGGATTATAAGTATTGCCCTTACTGTGGACAAAAACTTTAATCGCTTAAATTGACATTTGGAGGTGTAAGATGCCAAAGAGGACACCAGATAACTGTAAGTATATTAAGTGTCATGGGGAGCCGGGACGAGATAGCAATGGTAAGTGCATGGGGTTTAGTCGTGCCAACGATGATGAGCCTATAGAGGTGTGCAAGCGGTGCGTGTACTGCACAGCACATGAGGAGGATTTTAGATGATAGAAAGAAAATCTTGGGAAGAGTTTAGAAATGCCGGTTTGTTATGGTGGATCAACATGATTTTACATACCTTTGGATGGGCTATTACAGTTGACTTAAAAGACGGTAAAATAATTGACTGTTATCCGGCCAGAGTCAAATTCGCTCGACCTGAGAAATTTTTTAGAAAAAGTAAAAATAGCAGCCGATGAAATGACAGAAGATTATATGCAGGGAGCAGAGAGAGATAAAAACAAAACGATAGATATTGAGAGTTTTACACGATTACCAATAAATTGAGGATTTAGAGGAGGAATAGGATGGCATATGCGGAAAAGACTTCTGTGTCTGTTTCCAGGACTAAGGCTGACATAGAGGAGCTGATAAGTCGGTATGGGGCGGAGCAGTTCGTGAGTGGTTTTAAGGGAAACACAGCAGCGATCGGATTTACTATTTCTGGTCGGCAGATACGATTTATACTTCCTTTGCCAGATAAACAGGCAAGGGAATACTGGTATACACCGGGGCGCGGTAATCGCCGGACGGATGATGCAGCGCATACTGCATGGGAACAAGCGTGCCGGAGTCGGTGGAGGGCCTTGTATCTTATTGTCAAAGCAAAGTTGGAGGCAGTGGAGGCTGGAATAAGCACGGTCGAGCGCGAGTTTTTATATGATATTGTGCTGCCGGACGGCCGCACCGCTGGCGAATGGCTGGCGCCGCAGATAGAGACGGCATATGAGACTGGACAGATGCCTCCAATGTTACCGATGCTAAATTGACATTTAGAGGTGAACGAATGAAAGATTGTGAAGTTTGCATTTGTCCAGATTGCCAGAAGCAGGACGAATGCGAAATTTGTAACAAGTGCTATACCTGCCCTGGAGAACACGCAAAAAGTGAATGCCCTTATGGTGGGTTTGAATCAGATAATTGACATTTTGTATAGTAGGCTGGTGATTGATTATATGATAGAACAAATTAAACTATTTCCGGATGGAGAACAGAAAAATGTGAGATTATATGTGGAACATGATACCACAGTTGATAATTGGATTAGGGAATATCATTATCTCCACTCCGTCCCAGCTGGTGCCATATTAAGATTTTGTTTTAAAAATGCATCAGAAGAAATTCTTGGCTGCATGATGTGGGGGCGTCCCACAAGTAGAAAAATCAATCAAAAAAATATTTTAGAATTGACTAGAATGTACTTTGTAGATGATACTGAAGCATTTATTGAAAGTAAATGTTTAAGTATGGCACGTAAATATATACGAAAGCATTGTCCAAACGTAAAAGGATTAATTGCATATTCTAGTACAGGCGCAGGACATGAAGGAATCGTATATCAAGCAGACAATTGGTACGCATTAGGTGGGCAAAAAGGTGGTAATTGGGAAAACCGAGAGCATCGTATTAATAGAGACTTGTCTACTAAAATAAGATGGACTCGAAGTCCATAAATCATTTATAAATCGCAACACAAATAGAGGTCAACAAAGCTATAAAAGAAATAATTATTGGTAAAACTTTGATGATGATGTCATAGCGTTGAGATTTTAGTTGCTGTTTGTAATCTAATATTGCTTTTTCACCTTCTTGAGTGAGCATCATGCAGTTACTGACCATTTGACTAGAAGTTTTACCGGATTCACCCTCTATAACATCAGTAAGACCAGAAACATAGGGCATACAGATATACCCTAAATCATCAAGATTATCTATGCTTGCAAGACCGAAAAAGGCAGTAGGAGAAAAATATATTCGTCAGGATATCAGCATGGAACCGGAGCAGTTTAAACAGGTGATTGCATATTGCCAGGAGAAGGAACGCTCTATCTCCTGGGTGGTAAGAAAGGCACTTGAGGCGTATTTTGTGTGTAACGATACACAATGCTATTGACATTTAAAGGAGAAAGAGCAATGGGAAGAATGTATGGAACATGTTCTGAGTGCGCAAACCGGCAGCAGGGGAAAAGATATTGGGGGAACCACTTCGGCCCAGGATGCACCGCAGAGCTGGACGGAGTACACCCGTTGGGGTGGGGGCATCAGGAAGAGGACGAAGAGCCGGAGAGGAACGAACGCGGAATGATAGTGTGTAAACCTTGTTATTATTTCAGAGCGGTGGAGCAGGAATAAAGGAGGAAGCAAAACGAGTAAATCAGAGTACATAAAAGTGGCAGAGCAGCGGCGCCGTCGGGCATCCGTCCAGTACTACATCCTGAAGGGGCCACGGCCGGAGACCTGGTCGGCGGTGATGCCGGCATATTGTTACACGGTGCTATGTCCGGTTCCCGGGCTGCGGGACAACACTGGTGGACAGATAGGAGGCGATGACAATCAAAAATAAGAGCAAAACAGAGCTGGCCTTAATGGGAGCTATTTTCCTGGAGGATATTGATAAGTGCAGACAACGGGTCAAGATAGGAGATGCGTTTAATGTGGCCGACAACGCCTGGAAATGTGAGAAGGGCAATGGTGTGCGGCCAGTTATGCGTGGCCGGGTGACGGCTAAGTATCCGCACTTTGTGATACTTGATTGTGGGACATCCATTACATACGTTCAGATTATCCAATACCGGCGCAAGCGTGGCCGAAATAAATTTGTGGATTAAGGAGGAGGCGCCAGTGGAGATTAAGATAACCAGGAAGCTGCTAGATGATTACCGGCGCCTAAAGCGGGAGATTCCTCTCCTGGAGCTGGAGCTGGTCGAGATGCTTCAAGGAGATAACGGTTTCGACAACAGCACAATCTTTGATTACCGGACCGGAGAGGCGATACCCCAGAGCGTTGTGGGATTTGACTGGAAACTGCGAGAGCATCGTGAGAAGGTATTGGATGGGAAAAAGGATAAGGTCAAAGCGGTTGAAAAATGGATTGAGGCCATAGAGGACGGGCAAACACGATGTGTATTTAAGATGTTTTACATTAATGGGATGACATGGGAGCGGATTGCGGACAAGACTGGATATAGTAAAAGTCCTGATTACCCACGGAAATTGATTAGAGACACATATTTGGAAAAGTGTAAAATTAAATAAAGTTATCCGTTTTATCCGCCTTATCCGTTGTAGAATACAATTAGGCCAAAAGGCTAAATGCCGGAGGCCACTCCCCATACGGCCGCCAGCGTGTAAAAGCCTGGTGGCCGATTAGAAGCCGACGTTCTTACCGCTTTCTTCATGGCTTCACAAATCGGATAGAAAACGGCGGTTAGGTGACACGAAAGGTCCCTTGGTCGATATCATACCAGTTGGCTGCTGTGCGGCCCGAAAGATACCCGTCAGCCAGACACGCAGAGCTGGTGCATACCGGGGAAGACCCGGTATTAGTGCGAGGTAGAGCAGTGGCAGCTCGCCGGGCCCATAACCCGGAGGTCGCTGGTTCAAATCCAGCCCCCGCTATTGGCATCCAAGAGGGTGCCTTTTACATTTAGAATCCCGGTCTGGTGAAATGTAGACAGACTGGGCCTCCCTGTGGTGGGAGACATACCTTTTTAACTGTGATATGATTCGGTTAAGGAGGTGAAATTGATGAATGCTATGTGGAAAAACTACAAGGAGATGTACGATGAAGGCATTAGAGAGGATCGGAGACTTCAACGTATAGTCAAATATTTCAGGAGTAAAGGTCCATCTTGTAGTGTGTATGATTCTGTAGAAGAATCTTGTAAAAGACGTATTAAAGTGCATCGCAGGCAAGTAAAACATATCATGAAAGAACATTCATAATGAACGAAAAAGAGATAGCCCCGGTTGTCTCTTTTTCTTTACCAAAACGAAACGATTGAGAGGTGGTGAGGATTGGATGAAGCACGAGCGCAAAATTATGAATTAGCCCTATCTGATTACCAGGCGGGAATGAAATACAAAGACATTGCTGAGAAATATGGTGTGACCATAAACACAGTAAAATCTTGGAAGACCAGATACAGGTGGTCGAAAGATAAGAAAAAAGGTGCGCACACAAAAAATGAAAAGGTATGCATACAAAAAAATATAGAAGTTGTTGCGGAAGACGTCAAGCAGGTGATGGACAACCCAGACCTGACGGACAAGCAGCGACTTTTTTGTTTGCATTATGTCCGGTGTTTCAACGCAACGAAGGCGTATCAGAAAGCATATGATGCTGATTATAGGACAGCGCAAAGCAATGGATACCAACTGCTTACAAAAACTTACATCCGCGATGAAATCGCCCGCCTTAAGCAGAACCGCCTGAACCGGGAGCTGATGGACGAACACGACATATTCCAGAAATACATGGACATCGCTTTTGCCGACATCACGGACTTTGTGGAGTTTGGGCGGGAAGAAGTTCAGGTAATGGGAGCGTTCGGCCCAATAGAGGTGGAAGACCCTGATACCGGCGAGAAGGTTCCGCTTATGAAAGAGATTAATAGCGTTCGATTCCGGGAGGCGGAGAAGGTAGATGGGACATTAATCACCGAAGTCAAGCAGGGCAAGGATGGTGCAAGCATCAAACTGGCAGACAGGATGAAAGCGCTGGATTGGCTATCGTCGCACATGGACTTGGCCACGGCGGAGCAGCGGGCGAAGATGAAACGGATAGAGGCACAGACCGCAAGGATATCTGGAACGGAAAGCAGCGAGGAGCTTCAGAAATTGGACAAAGTGCTGGAAGAGATAAAAGGGGTGGTGTAGGATGCCGTTTTCAAAAAAGCAGCAGGAATTCTTTGAGAATGCGAATCACCGCTGGAACATCAAATCCGGCGCCACCAGGTCAGGAAAGACCTACATGGATTATTATGTTATTCCGAAGCGCATCCGGGCAAGGGCTGGAAAAGAGGGGCTTACTGCCATCCTTGGAGTATCTAAAGGAACCATCCAGAGGAACATCATAGAGCCGTTGCAGGGAATATGGGGGACACGTCTTGTCGGAGACATCAACTCCCAGAATATCTGCCCGATGTTCGGTGAGGATGTGTACTGCCTGGGGGCTGAGAAGGTCAGTCAGGTATCTAAGCTCCGTGGCTCCGGTCTGAAATACTGCTATGGCGATGAGGTGACAGATTGGAACAAGGATGTGTTCGACATGCTGAAGTCCCGCCTGGATAAGCCTTATTCCTGTTTTGACGGGGCCTGCAACCCGGACGCGCCTCAGCACTGGTTCAAGAAGTTTCTGGAATCAGATGCGGATATCTATTGCCAGAAATATGAGATATTTGACAATCCGTTCCTTGACCCGACTTTTGTGTCGGAATTGTGCAAAGAGTATAAGGGTACTGTGCTGTATGACAGGTATATCCGCGGCCTGTGGGTAGCCGCTGAAGGCTCTGTTTACAAGCTTATGTGCGACGCTGTATCCAGCGATGCGAAGATGAATCCCTACGCTATACATGAAAAACCGAAGAATCTTATGGAGATTAATGTCGGTGTTGACTTTGGCGGCTCCGGTTCCGGTCACGCATTCGTGGCAACGGGCATATCCAGGGGGTATTGCTCTATCGTGGGTCTGGCCAGTGAGCGACACATGAGCGTTAATGGCAGCATAGACCCTGATGTACTGGGGAATCTGTTTGTGGACTTCTGCTTGAAGATTATCAATCTGTATGGGTATATCACCCATGTGTACTGTGACAGTGCGGAACAGACACTGATAGCTGGCCTTCGGACAGCAGCACGAAAAGCAGGACTGTCATGGCTGCATATCGAAAATGCGTTGAAAACGTCAATCAATGACCGAATACGGTTCACACAACGAATGCTTAGCCAGCGCCGTTTTTTCTATGTGCTAGACCAGTGCCAGACGCTGGAAGATGCGTTGACAACGGCACTGTGGGACGAGAAAAAATGCCTGGTCGAGGATGTACGCCTGGATGACGGAACGAGTGACATTGATACGCTGGATGCGTTTGAATACACGTTTGAACGGGACATAAGCCGGTTCATCCGGTACGAATAGAGGTGAGAAGATGAAATTCACAAAAATGCTGGACTTAATCACAAATGTCCTGAGCCAGGATGCCGACACGCAGATAGATGTGTGTATGACATCCCAGATGGCCAACCAGATAGAACTGTGGACGCGGATGTACGAAAATCGGTCACCGTGGGTTAACAACAAGGATGTACACAGTGCGAACCTGGCACCGGCTATCGCGTCGGAACTGGCCCGCCTGGTGACGCTGGAAATGAAATCTGAAGTCACAGGTGGAAATGACTCCGGATATCTGGACGAACAATACAAGCGAAAAGTTCTGAAAAGCATACGGCGGTATGTCGAATATGGATGCGCCAAAGGCGGCCTGGTCATGAAGCCGTATATCACCCAACAGGGCATCGAAGTGCAGTTTGTACAGGCCGATTGCTTCTTTCCTCTCTCCTTCGACAGTTCCGGTCGGATTACACAGTGTGTATTCACGGAACAGTTTCGGAAAGGAAAGAAGATATATACCCGATTGGAGATTCACTCCATGCAGGCCGGGAGAATCCGGATTACAAACAGGGCATTTGTGGCTACCAATAACGATAGCCTTGGTAGCGAAGTGTCAGTCAACAGCATTGACCGATGGTCAGAACTGGCCCCGGAAGTCACATTGGAAGGGGCGGACCGTCTGCTGTTTGGATATTTTAAGGTACCGCTTGCGAATGCTGACGATTCCGACAGTCCGCTTGGTGTATCGGTGTATTCCCGGGCGATTGGTCTGATTAAGGAGGCAGACAAGCGATATTCGAACATTTGCTGGGAATACGAAGGAACACAGCTTGCGGTACACATCGCGACGTCGCTGCTTAAGTACAACCGAGATCGCGATAAATTCGAATACCCCGGAGGTAATGAACGTCTATACCGAAATTTGGAGTATAACACGGGTGCTGCTGATAAACCGTTCATTGATACCTTTTCTCCGGATATCCGAGACACCGCACTGTTCAATGGCTTTAATAATCAGCTGAAACTAGTGGAATTTAACTGCTGTTTGGCATATGGAACGTTGTCCGACCCACAAAGCGTGGACAAGACAGCCACGGAAATCAAGACCAGCAAGCAGCGTTCCTATGTGATGGTGTCCGACACGCAGATGGCGTTACAGGATGCATTAGAGGATTTGGTGTATGCGATGCACTTCTGGGCAGTGCTGTACGGGTTAATTCCAGCTGGCGGAAACTATGAGGTGTCTTTTGACTGGGATGACAGTGTCATTGTAGATGCCGAAGAAGACCGCAACCAGGATCGCAATGATGTAGCGATGGGAGTGATGCGGCTTGAAGAATACCGGGCGAAGTGGTATGGAGAGACGCTGGAGGAGGCGGTCAAGAACCTGCCGGAACCGGCACTGACGGAGGAGTGATGTAAATGACGCCAGAAGAATTGGAGAAGTTGCCGAAGCCGCTGGAACGTACCATGACGGCGCTTGAACTGTCCATCATGAATGAGGTAATACAGCGCATCAAAGAGGTGGGGCGGCTCACCCCGGTCATTGACTGGATGTTGAACCGGCTGGTGGCCATCGGGGAAAGTAAGTCCCGAATCAAGCAGCTGATAGGAGAAGCCGTCAAAGAAGCAGACTTTAAAATTGACGAAATTTACAAGCAGGCCGTCCTGTCTGATTATATTCGGAACCGGGAGATATATGAAGCCGCAGGCGTTGATTATCAGCCCTATGAAGACAATCAATGGTTACAGCAAGTTGTGGATGCAGCGCGCCGGCAGACTAAAGGCAGTTTGCGGACATTGGAAAACATTACACAGACTACTGGGTTTAATGTGATGATTGGGAATCAGCGCGTATTCACCCCGCTTTCCGAATATCTGGAGCGCAGCCTGGATAAGGCAATGCTTGGAATCACTACCGGCACCAGGACGTACAGCCAGGCCATAGGTGAGGTGATTGACGAGATGACGGCCAGCGGCATCCGGACTGTGGATTATGCATCCGGGAAGTCAGACCGCATAGAGGTGGCAGCCAGGCGTGCAGTGATGACCGGTGTGGCCCAGATGACCAAACAGGTCAGCGACAAGAACGCTGAGGAGCTGGGGACGGACCATTGGGAGGTAGACTGGCACATGGGCGCCAGGAACACAGGTACTGGGTACCTTAATCACCAGAGCTGGCAAGGCAAGGTATACAGTTCTGAGGAGATGCGGACTGTCTGCGGCGAGGGTGAGATGCTAGGTTTCGCAGGCATTAACTGCTATCATATTAAGTTCCCCTTCCTGCCTGGGATATCAAAGCGGAAGTATACGGATGAGTGGTTGGCGGAACAGAACCGGAAAGAGAATGAGAAGAAAACATTCCGGGGGAAGGAGTATGACACCTATAGCGCATTGCAGTATCAGCGGAAGTTAGAGCGAACCATCCGGAAGCAGAAACAGGACGTGGAACTTCTGGAGAAGGCGGGAGCTGATAAGGATGATATAACGGCTGCCAAGTGTCGGTTGAGACTGACCAATAAGGCTTATGTGGATTTCTCTAAGGAGATGGACATGCGGCAACAGAGGGAGCGGCTGAGGATTCCAAAGTAAAAAGTTGCGATATCGCAACGGAAAGAGAGGATTATATGATTATTACAGGAATGAAGCATTTTGAAAATGTATGCCAGAAGAAATTGGTTGAGTGGTATAGAAAAAATAGACCAGGGGTTGAAATTGACTTGGGCGATGTATTTATTGTTTGGTCATGCAAGACTTTACAGAATTATAAGTGTCTTGCATCTACGACAATAAGCGGAGATGGAATCTATGCTGAATATACGTTTAACGGCGATAAGCAAGAATTGTATGAAGATGTGTACAAGAAACTGACAAATATTTGCCACAAAGAGGAGTAAGCACGCGGGACTACCCTGGGTGCTATTTTTACGCCCAAAATTGCCCGGAACGGCGTAAAACTACCACCACAAGGGATGCAACCCCGTAGAAAAGCGTAGTGAGAAAGGAGCAATATGAAACGTAAATTTTTAGAGGACATGGGCCTGGCGAAAGAGCAGGTAGACAGCATTATGGCCGAGAATGGCAATGATATCGAGGCCATCAAACAGGAGCGGGATACTTACAAGGGGCAGCTGGAGACGGCGCAGTCAACGCTGAAAAGCTTTGAGGGCGTAAATATATCAGAGCTGCAAACGAAAGTGACAACACTTACAAACGACCTTGCAACCAGAGAGGCAGAGTATAAAAAGCAGTTAGCAGACCGAGACTTTAATGACTTGCTGAAATCCACGGCGGAAGGATTTAAGCCTAGGGATATCAGAGCTGTTATGCCTTTCCTGGACGTGGAAAAACTGAAATCCAGCAAGAACCAGGAAAGTGATATCAAAGCGGCCTTAGAGGCTGTAAAAAAGGACAACGGGTACCTTTTTCAGGATGTCACAATTCCGAGAGTGGTTGCACCCACTCCGGGGCCTGGCGGAGAAAAAACAGACGATACAAGGACACAAGCAAACAATGCCCTGAGAAGTATCTTGGGCAGAGAATAAGGAGGTAAACAATATATGGCAGTATATATTACAAGCAGAGCCGACGCGGAGGCCATTATCCGCGAACAGGTTATTTCAACTATTTTTCAGGACGCACCGAAGCAGTCCACATTCATGAGCATGGCGCGTAAGCTGCCGAATATGACCAGCAACCAGACCCGCATGAGGGTTCTTGACTTCCTGCCAACGGCTTATTGGGTGGATGGGGATACAGGAATGAAGCAGACCAGCCGCCAGGCATGGGACAACGTATTCATCGAAGCCGCCGAGCTGGCAGTTATTGTGCCGATTCCGGAGGCCGTGCTGGACGATGCGGAGTTCGACATTTTCGGGGAGATTACTCCAAGAGTCAACGAGGCGATCGGCCAGCGAGTGGACAGCGCTATTATTTTCGGTGTGAACCGTCCGCGTAACTGGCAGAACGATATCATCACACTGGCCAGACAGGCGGGAAATAATGTGGCAGTCGGATCCAATCCAGATTATTACAATCTGCTCCTGGGCGAAGGAGGCGTTATTTCCAAAGTCGAGGAGGACGGCTTTATGGCAACCGGAGCTTTGGCTGCCATGAGTATGAGGGCCAAGCTGAGGGGGATCCGCGCAACGGACGGCAGCCTGATTTTTAAATCCGATATGCAGGGTTCAACAAACTATGCGTTGGATGGGGCACCGATGTACTTCCCTCAGAATGGTGCTTATGACAATACTATCGCTCAGCTGATTGTTGGTGACTTCAAGCAGGCGGTATATTCCATCCGTCAGGATGTGACGGTAAAGATTCTGGACCAGGGTGTCATTCAGGACCCGACTACGAAAGAAATCGTCTATAACCTGGCACAGCAGGATATGGTTGCACTGCGTATCGTATTCCGTATGGGATGGGCGCTTCCAAACCCGGCAACCAGGATGGACGAAGACCGTGTAGGCTGCCCGTTTGCTTACCTGGAACCGTCTACAGCGGTAACAACCCAGAAAGTTACATTTACAGTAAAAGACAAAGATGAATCATCTACAGCAATTGCAGGCGCGATTGTAGACGTAAATGGATCTAGAATTAAAACTAATACATCAGGTGTGGCAGAATTTAACCTTCGCGCGGGAACATATCCAGCGAAGATTAAGAAGACTGGATATGGCACAATCACTGAGACTGTAACTGTGGAAGCAGCACCAGTGGAAAAGACGGTTACACTGATTAAGCAGTAGAAAGGAAGGTGTGCTGATGACTTATGCCAATGAAACATTTTACAGAGAAAGCTATCTCCTGGGACGGAAGCCAGTCATCAGCACCGGCTTCCTATTTTACGCCCGTCAGGCCAGTCGGTTGATTGACCAGTACACATTTAACCGCCTGAAAGATGCGTCAGAGGCTTCGGAAGAAGTACAGATGTGTTGTTGTGAACTAGCTGAGGCAGAATTCCGCAGGGAGATGCAGCTGAAAGAATCTGGCGGGAAGACTGCCGAGAGGATTGGAACCTACTCTGTCAGCTTCGGTTCCGCCCAGGAGTTAGCTGCAGCTTCCGGCCGGGAACAGCGGGAAATCATCATGAAGTGGCTGGCTGATACCGGTCTGTGTTATCAGGGGGTGTAATATGTATACCAACGCAGATTGCACGCTGTATCTGTACAGCAAGGAAGGAAAGAACGAGAAGTACACCAGGTTCCCTGTTGGAGGAGTGTACTGGGAGGATGTGGAGCAGGCCACCTTCCTGAAGACCGGACAGCGGAACGCCTGCTCCGTACTTCTGGTTATTCCTCTGGAAAGCCTGGTGGAGCCGGTCAAGCCCACACAGGGGAAAGACCTTGTTGTCAAGGGCATTGTTACGGACGAGATTGACTGTAGCAGCCAGGAGACCATGTCAAAGTCTCTGGCTGCCATAAAAGCGGCCCATGAATTGCTGACGGTTACCACAGTAGATGAACGGCTGTATGGCAACGAAACGGCACAGCATTACGAGCTATCCTGTAAATAGGGAGGGGAACATGTTAAACGGAAGCCTGGAGCTTAAATCAATAAACTTTATCCTGAAAAACCACGGAATCCAGCCAGGCGGACCAGTGCAGAAGGTGATAGACAGCGAGACTATGCGCTATATGGGGCCATATATGCCCAGACGGCAGGCGGGGGAACTGGAACACATGATGGTACTGTCCACCGTCATTGGCTCCGGACAGATAGACATTCCGGGACCATATGCCCATTATTTGCACGAAGGTATATTGTACGTGTCTCCGACGACAGGCAGCTCCTGGGCAAAGAAAAATGAAATTAAAGTACCGACGGAGCGAGAGCTGACTTATGCAGGCGCGCCGATGCGTGGGAAAAAGTGGTTTGACCGCATGAAAGCTGACCATAGGGGAGATATCATCCAGGCGGCGCAGGCCAAGATAGACAGAGGGGGAAAATAATGACAATTATAGATTTTATGCGACAGAAGTTGATGGAATATCCGAAGATATCAGAGTTTCTGGCTGGCGATGATATCCACATTGATTTTACGGATCCTTCTCCGGTCAATTATGGCCTGTCCAGTACCGGAGACAGCCTGGTCAAGGAGGATTTGCTGGGAAACCAGATACGGCAGCATAATTTTGTCATGTATGCGGTTGGCCAATCATTTACGGATTATAACCGGTTGGCCAACAGTAATTTTCTCCTGGAGCTGGCTTACTGGCTGGAACGACTGCCGGAAGAGGATGGCATATCCGGCACGGTGGAGAATCGGGAGTTTCTGGGGAAATTTATGAAAGCGACCACGGCCAATGCCATGAGCATGGGACTGATGGGAGAAACCATAGAGCAGGGCGTTATGTATCAGCTCCAGATATACGCCCAATACAAAATAGAAAGTGAGGGATTTTAATGCCAGAAGCAGGTAAAATCAAGCGTAAATTTATGGCACATTACATCAATGCGGCACTTCCATCTGCGACCGCTGCGGCATTTGTCAGACTAGGAAAAGACTTGGAAGAGTATAGTGTGGAAATGAACGCCAACGTGAATACGAAAGACAATATTCTCGGTGAAACATCGGTGAATCTGGACAGTTATCAGCCGCAGGCATCGGTTGAACCGTACTACGCAGAGATAGGAGATCCGTTATTTGAGCGTCTGCAGGCGATTGTTGACGAACGCCAGACGCTGGATGATTTAAAGACAGAGACTATCGAAGTACATCTGTGGGAAACAGCTACGGCCGGAAAATATACGGCCTACAAAGAGGATGCAATCATCGAAGTGTCCAGTTATGGCGGAGATACAACCGGATACCAGATTCCATTTAATCTGCATACGACCGGGAACCGGGTGAAGGGTAAGTTTGATTTGGCTACCAAGACATTTACAGCAGACGCTGGAGCTTAGGGGAGGGATTGTCATGCGGAGTATTAATTTTGATGATGGATTTAAGTCATTTTGTATCAATGGGGACGAAAACCGGGTAATCCGGTTTAACCCTGGTGACCCGAACATGCGAGTGCGTGCTGAGGAGGCACAGAAACGCATTCAGGAATGGGAAGGGAGCTTAAAGACAATCGCGCTTAATCCGGATGGAACACTGGTAGAAGAGGATGAAGAAACATCCGCCGAACTGAGAAGCTTTGAAGATATGCTTCGCCGCGAGTTGAACTATGTGTTCAATGCCGATGTCTATGACACAATTTTCGCTGGACAATCGCCCATGTGCATTGTCGGAAAAGAGAAGTTGTTTCTTTTCGAAGCTTTCCTATTGTCTGCAATGCCAATCATAGAAGAAGAGACAGAAGAATTCTTGGCTGCCAGTGCCGCCAGCCAAGCCCGGGTTGAGAAGTACACGAAGGGGTATAGAAAATGATTGGCCGGCTTCCGACGACCTTGGAGGTGGCCGGTAAAGAGCGAAAAATCCGGACAGATTTTCGGGACATGCTGGTCATCATGCAGGCATTCGCTGACCCGGAGCTGCAGCCAGCTGAGAAATATGATGTAATGCTGATGATTCTATATGACGACCTGGACAGCATACCGATGGAAGCAACGGAAGAAACAATTAAGCAGGGGCTGTGGTTTCTGGATTGCGGGCAGCAGGAGGATGATACGCGGCCTCCGGTCAAGGTAATGGATTGGGAGCAGGACGAGAGTCTGGTATTCCCCGCGGTCAACAAGGTGGCCGGCCGGGAGGTCAGGGCTGTGGAGTACATGCACTGGTGGACGTTCATGGGCTATTTTATGGAGATTGACGACGGGACTTTTTCTATGGTCCTTGGCATTCGACAGAAAAGAGCCAAGGGAAAGAAGCTAGAGAAGTGGGAGCAGGAA